ATCGGCTAGCTTTGCACTCGTAATTGCATCGGCTGCTATCATTGCCGTTTCTACAGAACCACTAGCTATTGTTATTGCACCAATAGAAGCAAGGGTAACATCTCCAGATAACGCAACTGGATTATAATTTGTACCATCTCCAACTAAAACATGACCTGCTGTATTTGTAGCCATAGTGATGTCATCACCAGTTACAGTTAAGTCTCCACCAACTGTTAAATTACCTAAAACGGCTGTTGTAGAACTAGCAACTGTTGCGTGTGGTGTTAATGTTAATTGTGATACATAAGTTTGAGCAGAAGCTATATCGTTACCAATACTTAAAACACCAGATGTATTAATGCCAACTTGCCATTCATCTGAAGCATCATCGCCCTGATCGGCTGCTAAAGTTAATTTAAATGCAGCACCTTCAATATTAGATGTAAGAAATAATGAATCTCTAGTCGCTTCATCATATTGCAAAGTGTAGTCAGAGTTTGTTCCAAATATTGCTGATTGGTTGTCAATTATTGATAATCCAACGGCAAATGGAATTATAGCTGTTGTGGTTTGTGATCCATTTTTTGTTATAGCTGTAGATAAACCTGTCGCAATACCATCCATTTCGGCATCCATACGACTAGCTTGTATTCGTATACCATTGTCTCGGTCATCTGTGAAGTCATGGACACGACTAAAAACACCTGAACTGTTGTATGCCATTAAACTGGCCCTCCTGGAATAAATTGAAAGTTACTTGATAAAATACTTATAGTCTGTGAAGTGGACTCAACTTTTACTCTTAACGATGCTGATCTTCCTATTCTTCCAACTACCTTACGTTTTTGAACAATTCCTGCACCTGTCGTATCAGCCCAAAATTCCTCGTCAAAAGCTGTTACATCCCACGTTGCTAATTCACTTGTAAATGTACCTGAAGCTAAATCTAAACCAGATGGGGCTTGTTGATCCACAGCAACACCAAAGTCAAAGTTAATATCTCCAAACGCTTCAAGCATAGGGGCAACTGACGTAAACCTTTTTAGTGAACCTCTATCTCCGAAATAGTTGTAAGCAAATGATAAGTCAGCCGTAATTGCTGCTGATAAATCGGCTGTACCACCTATTTTATATACTTTCCCACCAGTCGTTCCAAAGTAAGTGTCACCATTAAAGTTTGATAAAACATGGCTAGGTATATTTTGAAATATTGTCCAGGCACTTGTTATTGGATTAAAAACGTGCTGATTAAACGTATCGGTTGAATCCCCAGTTGGATAATTAACATAAACTTTTGAACCATCTGCACTTATATGAATTTGCCAACCAGTAGTAGAACCAGTTAAGGCAACTTGTCTTATAACTGTACCTCTTATTTTTTCACTTATTGCTGCTGCTTTATTGCCTACTAAATCTTGTCTAAAAACTTGTGATAAAGGTAAATAACCTTCTCTAGTTGCAATAATTAAATCACCACCAAGTTTAGCCATTGCCCTTACTTCATTAACTGGTTCTGCTATTCTAAACGTACCAACTAAAGAAAAACTAGATGCACTAGGATCAGTACCACTATAAACAAGCACTTCACCAGATGACATAATAAGAGTTAGTAAATCATCCTGACCCTCACCACCATCAACAGTTAACACTCCAATTTGAATTAAGTTACCACCGAATGTTCCAACTAATCCTGTAGGAAACTTAGTGAAATTACCTTGAAACGTATCTACTGAAGCTGAGTAATAAAAGTTTTGGTCAACTCCTGTAAAATAATAAAGTCTATTTTTATATGTGGTTACACCTTTTAGCGTGGCTGCTGAAACACTATCTGACAATGTAATACTAAGATTTGATGCACTAGAGCCATTCCAACTAAAAGGTGTATCTTCTCCATTAACAAAAATGGTTAATCCATTAAATTCTGTTGTTTGAAACCTACCATTAGATAATCCTGTCTTTCTACTTACAGCAGTTCCAGTATTTATTTGATATAAAACACCATCTGCACCAACGGCTAATAATTGTCTGTTAGCCCCTGCAAAATGCTCAACTAAACTTTCAACATTACCAGACCCTATGCCAGTACAAAAGCTAGTAAAACCCTCTCTTGTTGTTATCTTTTCCACAGTCGGAAAGAAATTACTCATAACCAAAGCATCAGTCGGTGGCATAGCATCTAAACTATCTCTTGAGTTTAAACCACCAACAGGTGCAGGTATAGATGCAGATTTTACTCTAAATCTATTTGCTGTTTGAATAGGTTGTAGCATTAAACGCTTCCATATCCTGAATCTGGTAAGTTATATGAATAAGGACTTACTTTTAATCTTCGTGCATCATCTAAGGATATTATAGGTGAACCACCTGCTCGTGATATGGCTTGTCTTACCTCTAATTGGTACTGTCTGAAGTCCTCTGCGTAATCAAGGCCGTGCATCTGCTTAAACTGCCATGTAACGTGCATTTCTATTAATAACTCGTCTAATATTCCAACATCACTATCAACTGTAAAAGCACCTTGTGAAGTTCCATCTGTTTTTTGATTCCAATGATTACTGACGTATTCAAAACCCACAGTTTCAGTAGCTGTAGGAGTTGGAGTAATATCAAACTTTAACGCATTAGAACTAGACTTTAAACGAAACCTTTGAGTTGTTCCTGCACTTGCAGTTCCGAATCTATCTAGTTGATATTGTTGAGGTGTTAATGGCCCAGTAAACGCATCCAGGTCAGTTCTATTATAAGCCGTTCCATCAATAAACCTATCAAAGTCTGTAGGCAAAGCGTATGACTGAGTGCCACTAGCTGTTGAAAACGTATGCTCTTTTAACAAGATTGGCCACGCTGTAACCCTCATTAATTGTTTACCTGATCTTTGGCACAAAGCTAATAACTGTCTTGCTGTAGGACTTGTGTTAGAGATTATAGTTGTTTCTCTTTCAAACCCTGTAAAATCAGCTACGTTCTGGCAAATTGTCAATAGGCTCATCTGGTATTCCTATGGTTAAAGGTTTATGTACTTTTTTAGGACTAGTCTTTGCTTTGACTGTTAATTCTGCAATTCTCTGTAATTCAACAAAAGCCTGACCAAGATTTCTTAATTTATCAACATTGGCTTCGGCTAACTGCTCTATTGATTCAACACCAAACAGTTCTAATTCAATTCTTCTGTCCTCAGACATTGCAGGTAATTCTTTTAATGACATTCCAGTTATTTTCTTAGTGCCTTTAGTTTTTTTATAAGATTGCCATTCATCTGGAAACCTCGTTAAATCTTGTGGTCTTACTGGTGCTTCAAAAACATCTTTCATGCCCTTGATTGTGATCCTAACAAAATCACGCATTTGACCATTAAACTCACGTTCATAAAATTGTGGTACTACTGACATTTATAATCCCTCCAGATTAGTTGATTTAAAAAAGGGAACAAGTTTCCCTGCTCCCTTAAATTTTATTTACATTGGAAACGTACAGATAATTTCTTTGTCTGAAATATCACCTGCAATCGCACAAATATTATCTGTAACGGCTGCTGAAACGTCTAAAGTTCCATCGCCTGTTCCAGTAGGTGTAAGAGGATCGCCATCTGCACCTGCTGTAAGAGCAATACTTAGTGTGGCAGCTCCAGAAATTTGAAACCAACCAAATGTTTCAGTCGCTATAGTTGCCTGGATTACTCCTGCTCCTATCTCAACTGAATCACTTAAATCAGATGTGCAAGTGTTTAGCTTATAACCATCTAATGTATGATAATAAGCCACTTCCCCTGCGACTCCTGAGACACCTGCTGAAGCATCGTCATATTTTAAGTATTTATACATTTTAGTTCCCTCAGAGTTTGTAACCACTCCTAGACTTCCTGGAGTAAACTCAGGTGTCGTGCTTTGGGCTGTAACTTCAATACCCAATAATGCTATTGTCATAATAACCTTCCTTTCTTTAGTTAATGTTAAACGTGAATTACACCTTGTAAGGCTCTGTTACTACACGTTAAATTTCCACTCCAAAACATTGGAGTTACGAGGGCATCTTGATTGATTGACATTTTAGCTTCGCCAGGAACAAAGTTTCGGCTTGCTGCTGTTTCCAATCTTATATAATCAGTATTTAAAAAATACATCTTATTTTCAGGACACGCATCGTCAAAAATCACATCTGAGTTTAGATAAGCAACACTAGTAAAACCAGAGTTAGCCATACCATCCGATGTTATTCTTTGAATAGCTTGTAATGAGCCTAAGAAGGCTTTATAAGCCGTTGCATCAGCCATGATTAAATCAGGTGAATCAGCACCACGAACCAATTTTAAATACATATTGTTCATGTCAGTTTGGACATTAGCTGTACTAAATGCACTACTGCTTGCAGTTATTTGCTGAGACTTCCAGAATGGGAAAGTAGTTGAGTTAATTCCTCCCACCACACCAGTTCCTGCATCTGAAACCAATAACTGTAAGCCACCCACCTCTTTACCTGAAGTTCCCGTTCCATCAGAATACAATGCTGTTGAAAGTGTGTTCATAAGTGATTTTTCTAAAACATTTATTCTAGATTCAAGCAAATTTATAACAGCTTCTGTTCCAGAGTTTTGAATTTGCTCTAAACCAGAAATTGTTACATTTCCTGCCATTTGCTTATATGAAAATACAGCAGAACTTAATACATCCGATGGTGAAACGTCTAATGTCTCGTATCCAGAATAAAAGCCGACTGTGGTATTGTCAGAGTGTTCTAATTCTCTTATTATTTCTCTACCAGTAACAAGATTAGTGTTACCATTTTCTTTTAGCCTTTTTAACAATGCGTTATGATTTGAAACATTGTCTGCTAAATTTTTACTTCGAGTCCTGAGAGTTGTTGTAACAATCTCAGATAAATTTGGACTCGCCATAATTTATGTCCTTCCATTCTCTAATTGTTGAATTGATTGTAAAATTGTTTCTTTTACAGACATATTGTTTGGAAATGCTTTTTCACTCGGTGATGGGTTTCCCCTAACATTTGATCTAGTCGCTTTCTTTGCCTTTGCCACAGCTTGAGTTTTTACCTCTTTTTGTTTCTTAGAAGCAGCGTAACTATCCATCATCACCTGTCTTAATTTAGGATCAGCGTAGACAGCCATATCATATGCTGTTGCTAAGTCTGGGGCTTGATTACCTTGTATTAATACGCCCATTCTATCCCTGACACTATCAAAGTGTGGATGTTTAGGGCTACCATCGGTAGTCTTTTCAGTTGCAAATTGGTCGATCATAGACTGAGTGTTTTGTTGAACACTTTGCATATTTGTCTGTTCTTGGTTCTTTAAAAAGCCTTGTAACTGGGCAACTTGCTGCTCCAACGCTTTCATCTTAGGATCGGCATAGTCATCATCTTCAGCAGTAGAATCGTATCCGACTTCTGCTAGGTCTACACCATAATTCTTTGCAAGCCATTGTATAGCTTGTTTAGGATCATTCTTTAAATAGTTATGGGCTGATAATAATTGCCTTACAGCACCTACGTCATCCATACCTGCTCTTGAGAAATCATCCATATGTGGTTTCATAATTTCATCAAAAGATTCTTGTCTCTTTCGGTACTTAGCAAGGGATTGCGTTTTCTTAGTGTAATCGCCCTCTAAGTCCTTATATCGTTTCATAAATAAATGCTGACCTGTTGCATCCATTTCTTCAAATTGCTCTTTAAAATCATTTGGCCAATGTTGAGGTGGAGCTATCGCTTCCAAAGGCTTTTCTTCTGCCTTTTCCTCAGTTTTGCCTTCTGTAACTTCTGTTTCTTCTTCTACTGCTTCTTCTTCAGTTTCAGATGCTTCTTGCTCTGGTGGAGGTGGTAGCGTTTCAGCTTCTTCTTCCTCTACTTCGTCTGTTTCTCTGGAAGCCAACACTCGGTTCAATGTCTCACGAACTGTTTCTGATGCTGACTCATTATTAGACTCTGGACTTGTTGGTGCAGAATCTTGAGTGCTTTCTAGCTGTTCTAAATTATCTGTCATTTGAAAATATGATTTTGTTCATTCCCTACTTCTATTACATTATGTTTACGCAAAAACTCCCTGTGCTGTGAACGTGATTGAATCCAACCTAAATCCTTCATATTCTGATAAGGCTCAATATCTTTCATTATGTTCACAGAATGGGCTTTTATTGCTTCTGATTTTTCAACAAGTTTGCCGTCAACAAAGATATAAGTTTGCTTGCTCATCTCATTAACATTCTTGCTGCTTGTGAACGCATTTCAGCATCCATCTTTCGTTGTGGTTTTCTAAGCTGAAAACTGTTGATTGATTCAACAAATTCCTGTCCGAATACCTTAGAAAGAATACCTAATAATGGGCTGTCGGCTGCTTCTCTTAGTATTTCCTGTTCTTGCTGTGATAAGTTTTGAAAATTCTTAGCTGCCATCTGCATATCTATTTGCATTATGAAAAATCTCCTGGATTACCAAACAGCCCTAAATTAGCTGCACGTTGTTGTGGTTGTGTCATATTTCTAGTTCTTAGAAGGTCAACTAAAGTATTATTTGCATAACCATAAGGTTGATATAAATTGCCTTGCCCAGAATACCCATAGTAAGGGTTTTGGAGATAATTAGATGCTAAATTATTAGATAGTACAGGATCATCTTCTATTTCTTGTATGGGTACTGTTTCAGCACTCATCCTACGTCTAATTATATCTGGTTCGTTATTATCATCACCACCCATTGTAGGATCACCAAAGGGATCACCTGCATTTAAACCTGTGTAAGTTGTTACATCTGGTAATATACCTGATAAAACACCCATGCCACCAAAAGCAGGGCCATAACCAGTAGACCCAATAATATTACCTTGAGGATTAAATGACGGCTTGCCACCTTGCCTTAGATTTTCAGCAATACGATCTTCTAAACCAAATATATCTCCAGGCCCAACATCTATACTTTCTTGTGTAGGATCATAGCCTAATACATCAATATTCTCTTGTTCTTCCCTAAAAGATTGAATATCTTGAGTGCTTGGCTGTAAATTTACACCCTCTATTTCACCCCTTCTAGCTTTATCTGCTAGTTTTTGTTGATTACTAGTAAAGACAGCC